AGATACAGCTTTATCAGATGGAACTAAATCATTTGTAGCTGGAAGAACTTCATTCTCAGGAACAATCGAAATGCATTTTGACGAAACTGATTCTCAACAAGAAACTTTATTAGCTGGTGCTTCAATAGCTTTTGTATTATTACCAGAAGGTAATGATTCAGGAGATGCAAGTTATTCAGGAACAGGTATTGTAACTGGTATGAGTATTAACAACTCAATGGATGCTATTGTTTCTAGAAGTGTAACATTTCAAGGAACTGGAACTCTAACTATTGGAACTGTATAATCTAATTTATGTCAATTTTAGATAATGCTCGTTCTCATTTTGAGAACATAGGTGTTCAATCTATTGAAGTTCCTGAATGGAAAGATGAAAATGGAAATCCAAGTATTATTTATTGGAATCCTATAAATCTTTACGAAAAAAATGTATTGTTCAAAAAGTCAGGCAGTATGTCAGATGTTAGTATTCTTGCCGATATACTTTTAATGAAAGCACTTGATAAAGATGGAAATAAAATATTTAAAGCCGAAGATAAATTAGCTTTAATGTATAAAGTAGATTCTGATATTGTTGCAAAAATAGCAAATGCTATGGTTCAGAATATCACTCCTGAAGAAGTAAAAAAAAACTAAACTCGACACCTGAATTAAAAAATTTACTTATCGTTGCCGATAGGTTAAAAATAACATTATCTGAACTTTTAAAAATGGAAGTTTGGGAGTATAATCATTGGCTAGGTTATTTTATGCTAGAAATTGATGAGCATGAATCGGCTGTGAGGAAAGCAAAACATAGATAATGGCACAAAATTTAAAAATAAATATACTTGCAAATGATAAAACTAAAGAAGCCTTTAATGGTATTAGAGGTAGATTAGATAAATTAAAAAGTGCAGTATTTTCAGTTAAGGGTGCATTAGTTGGTATTGGTGCTGGAGTTGTTATTAAACAATTTGTTAATACTGGTAGAAGTATTGAAGATTTACAAGTTAGATTAAAACAATTATTTGGTAGTACACAAGAAGGTGCAAGAGCCTTTGATGTAATGGCTAAATTTGCATCTAAAGTTCCTTTTTCATTAGAACAGATTCAACAAGCATCAGGAAACTTAGCAGTAGTTGCTGGAGATGCAGATAGACTTTCAAAAATTTTAGAAATAACTGGTAATGTTGCTTCAGTAACAGGATTAGATTTTGCAACAACTGCTGAACAAATACAAAGATCATTTTCTGCTGGTATTGCTTCTGCTGACATCTTTAGAGAAAGAGGTGTTAGAGATATGCTTGGTTTCTCTGCTGGTGCAACTGTATCTGCTGAAGATACAATCAAAGCATTTGAAAAAGTATTTGGTTCTGGTGGAAGATTTGGTAAAGCAACAGATGAATTAGCAAATACATTTACTGGAACATTATCCATGCTTGGAGATAGTTTCTTTAATTTTAAAAAGAATGTAGCTGATGCAGAATTTTTTAATACTCTTAAAAAAGAGTTTAGCGATTTAGATAAATTTATTAAAGATAATCAAGCAACATTTGATGATATAGCAGATGCAATAGGTTTTACACTTGCTGGTGCAGTAAAACTTTTATCAGGCTCAATTAAATTAATAGCAACTTCAGTTGATTTTGTAACTACTGCTTACGAAAATTTAATAAAAACTGTAAATAAATTACCATTTGTAGATATAAAAATTAAAACTAAAGAACAACGAGATGTTGAAAGACAAATAGGAGAAATTGAAAAAGAGAGATTTAATAGAATGAAAGATATTCTAAAAGCACAAGAGCAAATAAACTTACAAGCAAAAATTGAAGCAAATATAAAAGAAAAAGCAATTAAATTTACAAGTATTTCAAATAGAGAAAACTTTGAGATTGCTAATTCAATGAAAAAACAAAAATCTTTATCTGAAGAAGTATTAGATAAGATTAAAAATCAAAATAAAGAATTTAGTTTATCAAATCAAATATTTGATGGAATAAAATCTGCAACCAGTTCATTTTCAAGATCATTAGCAGAAGCATTAGTATTAGGTAAAAGTTTAAATGTTTCCATGAGAGAATTAGCACAATCTTTATTAGTAGAAATTATTGCTAAAACTATTGAAAGAATTGCACTTAAAGGAATAGAAAAAATATTAGATGAAACTTTATTTAAAAAAGAACAAGATAAATTAAATACAATGAAAGCACAAGAATCATCTCTAAAAAGACAAATTGCATTACAAGCAGTTCTTTCTGCATTAGGTGGTGGATTTGGTGGTTTCTTTGGTGGATTCTTTGCTAAAGGTGGTGCTGTCTCCAAAGGAGAACCTGTAGTAGTTGGAGAAAGAGGTGCAGAATTATTTATACCAAACTCAACAGGACAAATAACACAATCAGCTAGAGGAACTGGTAATGGTGCAACTACAGTTAATTTTAATATAACAACAGTTGATGCTAGAGGATTTGATGAATTATTAGTTTCAAGACGAGGAACTATATCAAGAATTATTAATGAATCTGTTAATGAACGTGGTAGAGAGGCAATCATATAATGGCTGGTGTATTTCCAATATCTAATTCTCAATTTCAAACTTTAGGAATTAAATCTATTCAAAAAACTTTAATTTCTAAATCTGCAAGTGGTAAAAAACTTGCAAGACAAATAGATGGTCAAAGATGGTCATTTACTGCTAATATTATAACTGGAAAACGATCTGATGTTTATGGCGAACTTATGGCATTTATTGTTAAGCAAAGATCAGGTAAAGAAAATTTTACAATAATTCCACCAGAAATTTCTAATACTAGAGGAACAGCAAGTGGCACACCTAATGGTACTGCATCTGCTGGTGCTACATCAATTACACTAGGTGGTTCAGGAACTGGCACATTAAAAGCTGGAGATTATATTAAATTTGCAAACCATGATAAAGTTTATATGGTTGTTGAAGATCAATCAGATATTTCAACTGGAACATTAACTATTGAACCACCTTTAAGAGAAGCTGTTTCTAGTTCAGATATAAGTTATGACAATGTTCCATTTACAGTTTATTTAGTAAATGAAATGCAAGAATTTGGTGCTATAGGTTCTGACAAAGATGGTAATGTATTATATAAATTTGAGTTAGATGTTGAAGAAGCATTGTAGATGAAAAAATATAAAATAACGCATAAAATCAATGCTGATTTTATTGCTGAAATTATTGTTGATGAGAATGAAATAGATACATCAATAAATGATCTTAAAGAATATAAGAAACCTAATAGCAAATTTGAATATACTATGTTAAAAGGTACAGAAAGTGTAACCCAAACAATTTACGAAGAATATGACGAGAAACTTAACAACGGCATTAAAGAATGAATTAGCCACTTATGTATTACGACCAGTTCATTTATTTACCTTTGGATTTTCAACACCAGCAAATTTAACTAATTGTTCTTTTGCTTTAACCAGTTCTGTTTCAGGAACATCTACAACTTATACACCATCAGCTTTTGTAAAAGGTTTATCACAATTTTCTGAAGAAGTTGGTATTACTAAATCATCATTAAGAGTAGGTTTATCAGGAGTAGATCAAACTTATATTTCAATAGTATTAAATGAAAATGTTATTAATGACCCTGTTACAATTTATAGAGGTTTTTTAGATGATAATAATTCATTAATTGCTGACCCTTTTCTTTTATATGATGGTCAAATAGATAAATTTGAAATTACAGAAAATGATAATGAAACTGATATTATATTTACAATAGTATCTCATTGGGCTGACTTTGAAAAAATATCAGGGAGAAAAACTAATCCAACATCACAACAAAGATTTTTTTCAGGAGATCAAGGAATGGAATTTAGTTCACAAACAGTACAAGATATAAAATGGGGTAGAGAATGATTATAAGACAATGGCAAAGAAAAGATTTTCCACAAATGATAGAACTTGGCGAGAAGATGTGGAAAGAGGGTGCGTATAAGAACTTATCATTTAGTAAAACAAAGTTAGAAAAAATGGGAGATAAACTAATTGATAAACCAGATATAGCTATGGGTTTTGTTGCTGAAGAAAACAATGAAATAATAGGTATGATGATTGTTTATTTAAGAAGTTATTTTTTTAGTGATGATGTTTTTTGTCATGATCTTATGTT